CTGTGTCAGAATATAAATCAGCTGAAACAGTTTTAATTACAGAGTTTGTACTAATTGGTCCATACAAATAAATTTTTGCTGTAAATGTTAGTGTATAAATTATTCTTCTACTACTTGTTAGTGTGCCTGTATAACTATCTTCATAATCTACATTGTTTAGTATAAACGGTATATCTCTTTTCGTATCCATTGTTCTATCTTCGATCATAGTAACAGTATAGTCTGGTTGAAAATATGGAAGTATTTGTTCTATGATTTGTAATCCATCGTCTGAATTAGCAACATAAACACCTAAAGAGAAATTAACATTATAAGGTACAGGCATATATTGACTATTCATTTTAGTAGTGTCGGCATTTGTTGTTACTTTAGTTATCTTTTGATTCTTATTTAACTTACGACCGCCATCGTAACTATATCCAGTAACTTCAAATGACATTCGAGGTAGAGTGATTGCCACAGATGAATCGTCACCAGTTAGATCCTGTTGTGCGTCTAATCTGGCTAAAAACTTTTCTTTTGGTGAATATGATAAAGGTACTTTAATATTTTGTATAGGATTTCCGCTAGAATCTAATCTCTTAATATTCACATTATTGAATATTGTACCAAACGCAATAACAGTATTACGAATCTTTTTGTGATAAAAATGTTCTCCAAACATTAGTATTCGTCAACCTCACCAAATGGGTTTCTTTCGCTAAAGTCTAATATATCATCACTAGTAGAGGCAGTATTTGTTCCTGCTTCTGTTTCAAATACTTGACCTTGGTCAGTAGGTTGTTGTGTTGCCATTGTAAAGTCCTCGTTAATTAAATAATCTATTGCACCAATACTACTTTCTAAAACAAAAGAACCTACTTCGTTTTCTAAAGTAAACTGGAAGTTCATTGTATCAGTTGACAAACTATCTTCAACACTATCAATCTGAGCAATACCTGTATCAATTCTTTCTGAACTATATTCAAATCGTGTACAAGATAACTTGTATGTAGGTAAAGCACTTTGTTGATAGAATGGTTGTTCGTGTTCTACAAACTGTATTTCAAAGAATGCTTTTGTTGTAGGAAAATAAACTAAATCACCCTCTTGTGGTCTATCAGCAACTAAGTCTGAATTATTGCCTACTAGAGTTTCCCATCTTAATTTAGATAAAGTAAATACAATATCATCCCTTAATTCTAAACCAAACTTTTTAATAATCTCTTGTTCGCCCATATATCCATCAGTATTATCCACATACATTTCAATGATGTATGAATCATCAAACGAGCTTGCAGGATCTTCACCAAAGATTGTATCTTTGTTGGCAATCTTTCTCGGTAAGTAATAGACATCTTGGCCGTATATCTTAAGCTGTTCTATAATTAAATCTTCGTATAGTCTTTGCTCAGATGTTGTGCCTGTGTCAAAATAGACATTCGTTGGCATTTAATTATCCTTGTTGTATATGAGGAGGTTCTTCGTAATTTAATCTTATCTCATCTTCTAACTGTCTTTGCTCTTGAACTGCTGTAGAAAACAATTCAGGTCCGTTTAAAGTAACTCCGCCTAACATAGCGGTGCCTGAAAATTTTGAAAGATTTTGTCCCCATTGTTTTTTAATTAATGTTGTGGCATATCTTTTTAAATATATGTCATCATATATATCGGTATGAGTATCAGGGTCTAATTTACGGAAAACTTCTATAATTAAATATTCGTCTGCTGTTATATCTACTCCCCAATCCATATCAATAAATAATCTGTTTGATAGATGATTAAATCTCATTGGTTTTTCTCCCACTAAAATGTGGTCGAGAAAATCTAAGTGTTGCATTGTCATTTGATAATGTATGATACTAGTAGATGAAAAATCATATAAATCATTTAATCTTAGTTGATATCTAACATCAAACAAATTTAAGTTTGCTCTATCAGATAAAGGAAAAACATTAACGACAGAAATTACAGATGAAGGAACTACGATAAAATTATCTGCTCTTTCATAAGTGGTTGTAACAGAGTTATCTGTAACCGATTCTGAAGCGTTAGTTGTCATTCTTG